CTTCCAGGCCGCCGCCGGGCGCACTCTGCAACCGGCGCAGGTCGAGCGGTTGCTCATCAACTTGTACGCTTACCGCGAGTCGCTGGTCCGTAACGCGATCCAGTACGCCGGGCAGCAGAACCTGCTCGCCTTTGCCGTCTTTCCGATGATCGACTATCTCGGACAGTTGCTCGGTGTAAGCCGGCTCGGCGCGCAAGGCGCGGTGACGACGCTGCAGTTCACGTTGCAAAACGCGCTCACGCTTCCATATACGATCCCGGCCGGCACGCGGGCGGGCACCGCCGACGGCGCATTCGTCCTTCGCCACCGGCTCCGGCCTCATCGTCCCTGCCGGGACCACGGTCGCGACCACCACCGCAACCTGCACCGCACCAGGCCCTAATGCCAACGGTTATCTGCCTGGACAAGTTAACGTGCTGCTCGACCCAAACGTACTGATCGCTTCGGTAACCAATACCGCCACGACCGGCGGCGGCTCGGCACCCGAGACTGATGACCATCTGCGGACCCGTATCCAGGCCGCGCCAAACCAGTTCAGCGTGGCTGGTCCGACGGGCGCGTACCGCTTTTTCGCACTAGGCGTCGATCCCTCGATCATTGACGTCGCGGTGGTATCGCCGGCGCCCGGCTCGGTCCAAGTTTACGTTCTGACTGGGCCGATCGCAGCGCAGCCGGCCGCTTCGCCTAACAGTGCTGGAGTGGCGAACTCGGCCGTGCTCGCCGCGGTCCAGCAGGCACTGAGGGCCGACAACGTCCGGCCGCTGACCGATACGGTGAGCGCGCTCGCGGTGAGCGAAGTCGACTACCAAATTGCGGGCACGGTCACGCTGTTCGCCGATGCCGAACCGACCTCCACCATGGCCATGGTCAACGCTGCAGCGCAGGACATCGCGCTTAACCTGGCCGCGCGGATCCAACGCGATATCGTGCCGAGCGAGATCGTCGCCGCGCTCTCAGTCCCTGGCGTCTACCAGGTCGTGTTGACGCAACCGGCCTATACCCAGCTCAATGCCGGGCAATGGGCCAACTGCACGGCGATCACGCTGGCGCAGGCGACCGCCACGGAGCATTCGTGATGGGCACACCGGTCACACAGTTTTGTCCGTTATGCCGCTGTTCGCTGTGCCTGCAGGACGCGGTGCGCACCCATCTCATCGCCGACCACAAGCGCAGCGCGGCGCAGGCCGACGAATTGATCGCGAGGTTCGACATCGCGAAGCCAATTCCCGAGCCCGAGCCGGAGCCGCATATCTATTGCGTGCGTGCGAATCTTCGGAGCGGCCAGCAATTGAGCGCCACAGCGCGGCGGCGCTGGGAACGCGGGTGAAATAATGGCGCTGCTTCAGTTACCGTCCTCGATAAACGACCTGCGGTCGCAATCGCTGTTGCGAACGATCGCACGGCTCGATGCGCTCGATCTGACCCCGCTACTGGTCTACCGCCTCGACTCGGCTCCCGACTCGGCGCTGATCTTTCTGGCCTGGCAGTTCGACATGCTCGATCCGCAGTGGCAGCTGGCGGCGAGCACCTCAGGCGAGAGCATCGACGCACTAACCAACATCGATGAGCTGACCGATGTTGACACTCTGCTATCGTCGTCGGCCGGCGCCGGGCCGACCGACTTCGATTCGTGGCGAGTGTTGCTGCAGACGGCGATTCCACTGCATCGCGTTCATGGCACACCCTATTCAATAAGGCATGCGCTGGCCGCGTTGGGCTGGACCAGCGTCAGCTTTCTGGAGGGGCAGTCGAGCTGGGGCGGCAGCGCCTGGCCGTCTTCGCAGGGATGGGCAGTGTTTCGCGTGGTGGTGAATCTTGGATCCGGTCAGGCGGTCGGAGCCAACGACGCGGCGCGAATCATCGCTGCCGTGAACTTTTTCAAGCCGGCGCGGAGCTGGCTCGACGCGCTGGTATTCGAAGCGGCGGCGCTCAGCGACGCGGCGCCGGCACCCGGCGACTTCACTGGTGCGGTCGACGTCGCGCCGGCGCCCAGCGACCTGCTGACCGCGCCGCTGGCACCACTCGCGGAGCAGCGGGTGATCGCGCCGGTATACAACCGGCACTACTACCATATTGGAATAACTTACGGCGCCGACGAGCCGGCGGTGGCCGACTCGGGTGTGGTAGCCAACGGAGTGCCGATTTCGGCAAATGGGTAAAGCAATGGTGAAACGGCCAAAGGGAATAGTCAGAATCTTCAGCCGCGGCGCGATCGTGTGGGAATGCCGCAACCTGTTCGTGAACGCGGGGCTGCCAGCGCTGGCCAACTTGATGGCCGGGGTAACAGCCGGTCAATACGCGCTGGCGGTCGGCTTCGGGACCGGCGGCACGACGCCCACCGTGAACGACACCGATCTGGGCGCGGTGCCCAAGTACTACAACGCGGTGGGCGCGCATACTTTTCTTAACTCCGGTAGCGTGCAGTTCGGCTACGCACTGTCGGCGACCGCCGACTACGGCGCGCTCGGGATGACCGTGCAGGAGGTGGGCCTGTTCGCCAACGGCTCAGTGGCCGCGATGCCGGCCGCGATTGGCACGGCGAATCCGCCTTGGGCGGCGTCGACAGGGCGCGCGGTCGGCAATCTGATCCTCGATACCAACAGCAATATTCAACGCTGCACGACCGCAGGCACCAGCGGCACAACGGCGCCAACGTGGGCGACGACACTCAACGCCTCTACCACGGACGGCGCGGCGGTCTGGACGCTAGTCGCACTGCATACAGCGCCGGCCCCGATGCTGGCGCACGCGGTGGTGCCGGCATTCGTCTTCAACGGCACGGCTAATTACCAGGGCACCTGGACCTTCACGTTCTGAGGTAGATGATGGCGACGCTTATCGACATTCCCGAGTTCACGGCTAACGAGATCTACGAGATTCAGCAGACCGATCCGGTCGAGGGTGCGGGCAGCGGCGCGAATTTCGCCGGTATTGGGGTGAGCAACGAGCCCCATCAGCAGCTTGCCAACCGCACGGCGTTTCTCTACGGACGGCAGAATACCAACATCGCAAACATCGCCGCACTGCAAAGCTTCGTCGCCGGCTTCACCGGCTCGCTCAAGACCGCGGGCTACCTGAAAATCCCGCTGACGGACGTGAGCCGCGGTCCGGTGATCGCGATTATCCAGTGGGGATATTACGCGCTGGCCCAACAGAGCATTCCCAACGACACGCAATTTACGGTGAGCTGGCCGATCCCGTTTTCCAACGCCATCCTGCTGCCGCCGCTGGCGACCAACGTGTACTTCAACACGGTCGGCGGCAACACCGCTGCATCGGTGATCAGTTACGGCGCTTCCGGCGCGACTTTCGTGCTCGACGTTCCCGGAATCCTGCTGCAGCGGGCTAACCTGGGAAGCGAGGAGAGCAATGGATTCTCATGGCTGGCAATCGGATTCTGACGGCTAGACGCTATGCGTAAATCGCTATCGAAAACCCTCCTCGGATCACTCCTGGCACTGGCTGCGATGGCCGGCACGGCGGCGGCGCAGTACCAGCCGATTCCGAACTTCACCGGCATCGGCGCCGGCTTCAACTTTCGCCAGGCCATTAATCAACGCTTCTCTGGCGCGGCCCCGATCTCGCCGCAGATTATTGGGTACTTCTTCGGGAATCTCCCGGCCGAGCAGGACGGGCTCTTGGCCTATTGCAAGGATTGTACGAGCGCGACTTCTTGCAGTGGCGGTGGTACGGGAGCGTGGGCATTTGGTCAGCGGGGGCAGTGGACGTGTTCTCTGGGCGGGAGCGCAAATCTCGCTAGCTATGCTGGAGCAGTGGGCGTTACTGGCAATTCGGGGAACGGTTCCGATGCTATATCGAACGTCAACATCAACGGCTCGCTCAACGTCAAGGCATACGGCGCCAAGGGGGACGGGGCCGCCGACGATACGGCGGCGATTCACTCAGCGATCGCGGCATCCTGCGCGGTTTCGGGATCCAACAAGCCGGTGGTCTTCTTTCCATCGACTCCCGGCGGGCTTTGCTACAAGACCAGCAGTCCTCTCCTATTGAACTGCTCGACGGCGCTCACCGGTCCTCAAGTCTCGCTCAATGGCGCGGCTTCGATCTGCCAGAACTACCTGGGCCCGACGATCATCGCGCAAGCGGCCGAAACGAGTTGGGCTCCGCCGCTGGCGTCCAGTGTCGCGCTTGCGCCATCGTTCGCTCCGCTCGCGAACGTGTGGCAAGCCTCCCACGCTTACGCGCAATGGAAAGAGATACTAGATTCGAACGGCAACCTTCAGTTCGTCAAGACGGCAGGCACGTCGGGGGGCGGGAGCCATCCGGCGTGGGCGACCATCCAGGGCAACACGACCACGGACGGTACGATCACGTGGCAGATGGCGATGACCGGGACTCACCTCGCGACCGGCACCGGCTCGGCGCTCGATGCGGTATCGCCGGAAATGTTCCCCGGTGCGGGTTTTGGCGTCAACAACAGTTTCGTCGAACTCGGTAATCCGGGCAAGCTCGAAGCCTACATGAACGGGGCCGCGAACTTCACGATCGAGTTCTACGTTAACGATCTTGATGTCAGGCCGGGTGTTCAGGACGTCCGTCTCTTTGGCATAGAGCCGGGCCAGCCGATGCCTGGTAACCTACCTGCTGCGCTCATTTTTATCAGTGCATTCGGGGGTGGCGGTAGTTGCACGAGCAATTGTCTTGGATTCGCAGTTGACATAGGCGGCTCTGCAGTCTCGGCAGCCTCGACCCTCGCGGCTGGCATTTACACGACTGGCGTCACCCACCATATCGCGCTTACCTACGACGGGACGACCGTCAGGCTGTTCAAGGACGGAACTGTGGTCGCCTCCGCCGCCGCTTCTGGCAGTTGGACGGTTCCTGCTTACGAAAGCGTGATGCTAAACGACCCACTCCCCAATACATATCTGAGCCAACAATTCAATCTCGCTCTTAATCACGGCTACTACGACTCGCTGCGCATCTCGAACACGGCGCGCTACACCTCGAACTTCACTGCGCCGACCGCCAAGTTTGCCGTCGATAACAACACCATCTTCCTGCTCAATTTTCCGGCCAACACCCCGACCGGGACAATTGAAGGATTTAACAATTTCACCGTCCCCGCCAAGAACGTCTTCATCCCGCTCGAGACCTCGAACGGCCTTGCCGAATTGAATCCGGCCTACATTGGCAACCTCAACCTGGGCGACAACGGCATCTGGGCGACCTGGATGATCAACTCGACGATCGAGAACATCAGCATCAGCGGCGCG